CTTAGCAGTCTTATAACACGGGGGTTGACAACAGTGATCCTCCGTGATATGATGAGGGGTGATATGACAGTGTCGTTGTTTTATGCGCCCTTATATAAAAACGTCATACTACCCTAACCTACAGAGGTGACAGATCGCGATGGATATATAAAGCGACTTACAAATCCAAAAAGGAAAAAAAAATTTCGCGCAAAAAATTCTTATGGAAAAGGTTTATCACATCTATGCAAAGGAAGAGTGTTTATATAACAATTTAAGTGAGGGACAATTTAATAATACATGGAAAACCCTCAAGGGGATGGTTGGTTTAATGCAAACTGATTATCAACTTGAGGATTTGTCATATGAGGAGTTAGTGAAAACCCCCATGGGAGGACACGAACATTCTTATTGACATACTATAGATACACTGATAGAATTGGAATGAAGGTTAATTCAAACTATGGCTAAAGGATTTACAGTAAAAGCAAAAGCACCTGTTGCGAAAGCTGCGGAGTGGGATTACGAAGGTATCAAAGCAAGGATGAAGGGTAAGACGATTGTATTTTGTCTACCTGGGAGAGGTTGTTCATTTACGTTTCTAAAGAACTTTGTACAACTGTGCTTTGATATGGTACAGAATGGAATGAGTATTCAGATCAGTCAAGACTATTCATCTATGGTTAACTTTGCACGATGTAAGTGTTTAGGTGCTAATGTATTGCGTGGACCAAAGCAGATTCCATGGGATGGTAAGTTAGAATATGATTACCAACTGTGGATTGATAGTGACATTGTATTTTCTACAGAGAAGTTCTGGCAATTGTGTGATATGGCACTTGCAGAAGATGGAAGTGAGAAAGAGATTGTTGGTGGATGGTATGCCACAGAGGATGGAGTTACTACATCAGTAGCACATTGGTTAGAGGAAGAAGAGTTCCGTACTAATGGTGGAGTGATGAACCACGAAACAGTGGATTCGATCAGTAAGCGGCGTAAGCCATTCACTGTAGATTACACAGGTTTTGGATGGGTGCTCATTAAGAAGGGAGTATTTGAGAATCTAGAGTATCCATGGTTTGCACCAAAGATGCAAGTATTTGAATCTGGTGCAGTTCAGGATATGTGTGGCGAAGATGTATCGTTCTGTTTAGATGCAAAGGAAGAAGGATTTGATATTTGGTGTGATCCACGTATCAGAGTTGGTCACGAAAAAACTCGCGTTATTTAAGAGGTAAATTATGGCAGTTCGGAAATCATTATCAGGTACAGAGTTTGTGGAGTCACATCCAAAGAACACTCGTCAAGGGAACGGTAAGCATACAAAGTACGCCGCGTCGTCTCGTAATGGAGCAAAGAAGCGTTATCGGGGACAAGGTAAATAGTCATAGTTGTTAACTAAACTATGCCTTGTTTGATTGCGAATTTACCTTCGTATGAAGTTTGGGTAAGAAAAGAATATCTCACTGATCATCAAAGTGGTCATGGTGAATTTGTAAAGGGCGTCTGGGTATCGGTTAAGTCGATACCTGGGCGTGCTTTTTATTTTGAGACATATTTACCTGAGTATGCAGCAATGTATGATAAGCTGCCTATAAGCGCGTTTGTAGCGTCTCCAGAGGTGCCTAAACCTGATATGCCACTCCATAACCTACAGTTCTGGAATTGTATGGATTATGGTGTAACTGTAGTGCAGAAGCAATTTATTGGTAGTATGCACTACGAATGTTATACAAGAGATTATGGACCACAAACTGGGACATATATTTGTACAATTGATAATTATCATCAAGATCCTGATGCCGTTGACTATGCAACAAGTGAAAATCCATCAGAACATAAGTCACATAACCTAATTGAACTAGATAATGGACAGTTTGCATTGTATCCTAATAATAGGACACGAATTTATGACAATAGTTTAACACCTGAGGAACCAAAGATCCCAGATTTTAAGGTTTCGACTGTATATTACCAAGTTGAGAATGGTCATGATCGTGATGGACTTGGAAATGATGAAAATTATTTCTGGAAAACTGCAAAAGAGCGTAAAGATTTAGAAAATTTACCCGAAATCCCCGATTTTTAAGAAAATGACCGATTTTTTAGACAATTTAGCAAATGACCAGCATCAAAAGATGCTTCGTGAAATTGCAAATGATGATTTAACACCTAAAAAGAAGGATAAAATCACTGAAACTGAATTATTTGAAGTAGAAACTAATCCAGAACCATTGTATGAATAAAGTGATAAGAATTATCACTAAATTCCTTGATAAATAATACATAATTGCCCTATTGTTGTGCCTTTAGAGAGGATCAGTCAAGGTTTCAAAGATATTAGTATGACTTTTCAGAGTAATCCTCTGACAGGAGACTTAATTGCACTTAAAAATGAAAATGCAATTGCAAGATCGGTAAAAAATATCGTACTTACAGTTCCAGGTGAGAAACCTTTTGATCCAAGATTTGGATCTCGTATAACAGACTTACTTTTTGAGAATGTTGACGATGTTACTGCAATTAATATTGAAACTGAGATCAGAAACTCAATTGAAACATATGAACCAAGAGTTAGATTAACATCTGTAAGAGTACAAGCTGATATAGATGGTAACTCTTTCGACGTTACAATTACATATGATATTATAGGTGCAGATATTCCAGCACAACAATTAGAATTCGTATTGCAACCCACAAGGTAAAATGCCACTAGTAAATTTTACAAATCTAGATTTTGAGGGTGTTAAGTCTGCATTGACAGAATACCTCAAATCAAATTCAAACTTCACTGACTATGACTTTGAAGGTTCTAACCTATCGTCTATTGTAGACCTGTTAGCATATAATACGTATATTACTTCGTATAATGCCAACATGGTGGCAAACGAAGTCTTTATCGATACTGCAACTCTTAGAGAAAATGTAGTTGCACTTGCAAGAAACATTGGATATACCCCCAGATCAAGAAAAGCAGCAACTTCTTCAATTTCCTTCTTTGTAGACACAACTAATATAACTCCTAAACCAGCGTCTCTAACCCTCCGTAAAGGGACTGTAGCAGCGTCTAATGGTCGGTTTGGTGGTACGTCAGGTGCATTCTGTATTTTAGATGATATAACCGTTCCTGTGGTAAATGGAATTGCATCTTTTAATAATATTTCAATTTTTGAAGGATCAAGTTTAGAAAAGAATTTTACATATAGTGCTAGAAATCCACAACAAAAATTTATTTTACCAAATGCTGGTATTGATACTGAATTACTCAGAGTAACCGTAAAAAATAATCAATCCTCTACTGCATCTGTAACTTATACTCTGCAGGATAATTTATTTTATGTTGGGTCGAGTTCCAAAATTTATTATCTTCAAGAAGTAGCAGATGAGAGATATGAGTTATTCTTTGGTGATGGAGTTTTTGGTCAACAACTTGAGGATCAGAATTACATAACAGTTTCGTATATCGTAACTAATGGTGATTCTGGAAACGGAATGAATCAGTTCAGATTTAATGGTAGGATAACATATACTAGGGATGGGGAAGAATATACAGTTACTAATGGAATATCACTGCTAACTACAGATTATAGTTCTAGAGGTGGTGATTCAATCGAGGCAGTTGAGTCTGTTAGAAAATTTGCTCCAAAAATTTATTCCACTCAAAATCGAGCAGTAACTGCAGATGACTATGAAACTTTAGTTCCTTCAAAAATATATCCAGATACAGAATCTATTTCTGTTTTTGGTGGTGAGGAATTGGTTCCCCCACAATATGGGAAAGTTTTTATTAGTATAAAACCAAGATTTGGTGATTTCTTGCCAAATCTACTAAAAGAAAGTATAAAATCAAAACTAAAAAAATATGCTGTTGCTGGAGTAATACCAGAAATTTTAGATCTAAAATATCTTTACATTGAAGTAAGTTCAAAGATTTATTATAATACTAATTTGGCACCTTCATCAGCAGAAGTTTCTACTGTTGTTTCTAATAATGCAGCAAAATATGCAGATTCTACTGAGTTAAATAGATATGGTGCCAGATTTAAATATAGTAAATTTCTAAAGATAATTGATGATAGTCACCAATCTGTGACATCAAATATTACTCTTATTAATATGAGAAGAGATCTTAGGATTGTTCCAAATACATTTGCTGAGTATCAAATTGGATTTGGAAATAGATTTCATATTAGAAGTAATGATGGATATAATATAAAATCTAGTGCATTCAGAGTATCTGGAATCCAAGAAAATGTTTATATAGGTGATATTCCAAGTTCTGATGGATTAACTGGATCTATATTTCTCTTCACCTTACCCAATGTTGGATCAGAAAATCCAACGATCTTAAGATCTAATGTGGGGAGTATTGATTATGTAAATGGTATAATAACAATTAATGCTATTAATATCTTAGGTGGAATGGAAAAAGATGGTCAGCAAGTAATTGAAATACAAGCGACTCCATCATCAAATGACGTTGTTGGATTACAGGATCTTTATTTGCAACTAGATAATAGTAATAGCACGTTTGAAATGGTTCCAGATCAAATTGCATCGGGAATTGACCCATCAGCGTCTACTTACACCGTATCATCTTCATACTCAAATGGAAACTTAGTTCGCCTTGGTGGAGCAGTTAATGTTGCAGAAACAACTCAGACTGCAACTCAGACTACTACAACAAATAGTTCCTTTACAGGAACAACGTCTTCCACAACTTCAACAGCATCCTCTGGGGGATCTGGTGGTTCTACCGGCGGCGGTTATTAATTTAGAGATATAGAAAGCAAATGTCAGAAACAAGAATCAAGTTTAGTAACATCATTAAGAACCAACTTCCAACTTACGTTGAGAATGAGTTTCCTCTTATCTCTGAGTTTTTAAAGCAATATTATATTTCACAAGAATATAAAAGTGGATCAATCGATTTAATTCAAAATATTGATCAATATGTAAAACTTGATGAGCAAACTTCATTAAATCATGAAGTTAATTTGATTGAAGATACTGATGAGTTTGCAACTACGATTAATATTGATTTATCAATAAATCCAAGAGGAACTGAACTATTTCCAGATTCTTATGGACTGTTAAAAATTAATGATGAAGTAATAACATACACCGGAAAAACTGATTCATCCTTTACTGGATGTATTAGAGGATTTAACGCAGTAACTTCATATCAATCAGATTCAAATCAAGGAGATCTTGTCTTTAGTTCTACTGAAGCAGCTGATCATAAAGAGGGTGATGTTGTAGAGAATTTAAGTTGTTTATTTCTCAAAGAATTTTTAAAGAAAACAAAAATTCAATTTTTACCGGGATTAACTGAAAGACCTTTATCCTCCAATTTAAATCAAAATTTATTCATAAAGCAATCAAAAGACTTTTATACTAGTAAAGGTACTGATCAGGCACATAAAATTTTATTCAAAGCACTTTATGGTGTAAATGTTGAAGTTGTAAAACCAAGAGATTATCTATTCACACCATCAAATTCAAATAATTTAGTTACATCTAATTTTTTAGTCGAACCAATTACTGGCGATCCAAAATCTTTAGAAAATAAAACTATATTTCAAGGAACATCTAGTGAAACATATACCCCATTATATAACATTGAGGGAATTAATGTAGGAGTTGGAAAAACTTATTACAAATTAGCATTTGATGGTGGATATAATAGAGACTCTAGAGTTTCTGGTGCAACTCAAGGAAGTTTTAAAGTTGCACCAAAAACTCATATAATTGGAAATGTCTCATCTGGATCTTCAGTCATCGATGTTGACTCGACAATAGGATTTCCAAATTCTGGAGAATTGGGAGTAAAATATCCAAATTCAACTACTTCTAATACTGGTATAGTATCTTACACATCTAAAACTATAACTCAATTTTTAGGATGCACAAATATAGTTGATACCATTATTGATGGAGATACTCTTAATACTTTAGACTATGCATTTACTAAACCAGATAATGACGTTGAGGTTCGTATAGGATCAGTTCTATCAGGTTTTTCAAAGCAAGATGGGATATTTGACTACAAACCTGGGGATAAGTTTCAAGTAAAAACTCTTGGTATCGAGAACCAAACATTTAAATTTAAAAATTGGTTATATAATAATTCTGTTAGGTATTCTATTTCAAAAATAGAATTAATTGATAATGTCTCGCCCAAAGTATATAAGTTAACTTTAAAAACAGAAAATTATTTA